ATGTGAACCGTTTTCATGTGGGGTCACGCGCTCACACCCTCGAAGCGATTTTTTCGGCCGCCCCCGCCCCCACCTGCGATTGCCAACGTGGACGACACATCACGTTGCGTCGTACGACAACGTGATGTGGCCGGGTCATCCGATCCCCCTCCATCATCGGAGGGGTGCCCCCCCATCCCGTTCGGCCGGGCGCACAACCATTTCATGTGAACCGTTTTCATGTTCGACCACGCGTAGTTGCACCGGTTCCGACCATACGCGCAATTGGTCGCGTAGTTGTTCGGACACCTGCACCAACAACGTGTGTGGTGGCAACGCCACCTCGTGCCGTATCCATTGATCGGAGGGGTTACCTAGCATGGGCATCCATCGCCCGGTGGCATGGCCCGCACAACGTCACGCCCACATGGGGATCATGGTTGCCGGGCACTAGATGGTGGGCGTGCAATCCCGTAGTGGCGCCGCATCGTTGGCACGCCCCGTCCCGTGCGACCACCGCGCGCCGGAACCGCATGTGTGCGGCACGGTCGCGCCCCGACCACGAACCCGCACGCCGATGGCGGGGGCAATACGCGGACGACCCCGTCACCGGGACGCCGCATCGTGGGCACGTGTGCGCGCGCATGGTCACTTCCTTAGGTCACGGCGTCATCGTGGGACCAACCCGTCCGCGTGCCGCAACATGCCGCGAACCGTCCACGGTGGCACCACGGTCGAATAGCGAATGGACAACCGCCGTTCCGGTTCGTCGTCGTCGTTCACGGCCACGTGGTCAACGATGATCACGAACCCGAACAACTCATTGGCGTCGATCCCGAATTGGTCCAACACGCCTTGTGCCAACGGATCGACCGTGGGTTCGGAATCGGGCGCGGCGTCCACCACCGGCGCCGACGATTCGGGTTCGGGCGCCGACGCCATCGACGGCGCCACCACCTCATCCGCTTCCGGACGTGATGCGGCACGTTCGCGCCGTGCCTGCGCCCGTGAATGCCGTTTCCGTTTCACGTTCCTCCTCCCCCGCCACGTGTACTTGCAACCGCACCAATCGTGCCCCGGCGAACCGCACCGAAATCTCGTTGGCCGTCAACCGCAATCCCACCACGCGACCCGTCAATCCCGATCCGGATACCACCGTGTACCCACGATAATCGCGCCCGTGTGTCGATCGCCGGGCGGCGATGCATTCCCGGCACAACACCGACCATTCGTCACGAAACCCGGTGGGGATGAATTTGGCGGTGGGTAGTGAACGGCGACAATCAGGACACCACTTGCGTGCGGCCACGCCCACACGTCAACGGTAACGGTTTCACCGGCGCCCGAACAACGCGACAACTGACAGGCCCGTCACCTCGAACCCGGCGCGGTGGTTAGCCCATCGCAGCGCCACCGGCACCGCCAGAAGAGGTCAAGCAGGCGCGGCTTAGCCAACCCGCCTCCAGTTTCGAGCTGCTCAGCCACGTACTCGGTGTCGCCGCCAGCCGTTGCCGATGTAGGTGGTACCGCATCCCTGACACACGTACTCGGCGACGACCTCGCATCCCGGCGGCAGCGGGTTTGGGTCATTGACGGTGGTGACGATGCGGCCGCAGCGCAGCCCGAACAGGCACGGCCACACGCGTCGGCGGGCGAGCCAGTTCAGCTCAGTAGACACGCGATTCGAACTCGACATTCAGCCGCTCCTGCAAGCGCCCGACACTGCACGCTTGCCACCCTCATCGCCGCCTTCGGCATGTCCACGACCCTACAACGGTTGCGCTTCCCGCCACAATGTGGCCCATTGTTGCGGTGTCAGGCAGGCACGCCACACACCGCCACGTAGACGCACGAACGCAGTGGCGAACAACGCGTCCGCCCGTTCGCGTTGGTGTTCGGCGTCCAACGGTTTTTGCCGCACGGCGCGTAGTGCGTCCGACCAATTGGCCACTTGCACCACCGTGTTGGGCACACCGGTGATGTCACCCATGTCGTCGGCACGCCCGGCACCGAACGCACGCCGGATGCCCAACAACCCCAATTCGGACGCGATGATGCGTTCGATCTCCAATTCGGCGCGGTCGCCTTTGCGTTTGGACGCACCCGTCACGGCAACCGCCGCCACCGGATCGTGACCACACCGGCGGTCGTCATGTGCAACCGCTCCGCCATTTGCGTGGACAAATCAAACCGGCGTCCGGGCACATACGGCCCGGTGTCGGCCCGGCGTCCCCATACGCACCGCCGGTGCCAGCAAAACCGAATGCGCATCCCACACGGCACCGACCGGCTAGCGAACGTGTGCGCGCCCAACCGATGCAACCCGTTCCCGCACCATCCCAATTCGCCCCCGTAGAACGACGCCACCGCGTGGTGCCAATGCCGAACCGCCGACGACGCCACGGTCACCAACGTGGCCGCGATCGTGGTCACGAACATGACGACGGCGCGGATCATTCGAACCCCAATTGCCCGGCGGCGACACCTTTGCGTTCCCGTTCAACGCATGGCGTACACGCCCACCGTTGTTGCGGCCGTCGCAACGCCAACGCGTGTAACCCGCCTTCGTCGCGCGGTTGTTCCCACCCGTGGACGAATCGCCACGTGCGCATGTGATCCGGGTCCAACCATTCGTTGCAGAAATAACAGCGGACGATTTTCATGGGTGACCTCCCTAGAAGTCGAGGCCGTCGTCACGTTCGACCTCATCGTGTTGGTGGCAGGTGATGGATTGGCACACGCCGTCCCCAATCGGGCCGTCGATCACGATGTGGCGTTTGTACGCCGCCGCGATCCGTTTGGCGCGACGGGCGCATTCGTCACACATGCGCACCCGTGGGCGTAGCGGGCGCCCGACGTCGAACACGTCGTACAACGGTTGCGAATCGCGGCAGACCGTCTCACCGTCCTGCCAACTCATCGCCCGTCCCTCCGCTTGCGCCATTCTCTGAGGTCGGTAACGACCATGTATCCGATAAGCGGGACGGCCACGAAGAAGACCACGACCGTCATGGCAATCCCGAAAACAAGGTCAGCCATCATCATTCCCGCGGTTCCCATCCCGTGGCGCGCCGTTGATGCCGCGTCCACCACCACGACGCCACCGTAAACGTAACCGGAGTCAACGCAATCCCGCACACGACGCCCAACACGTACGACCACCACGTGATCACACCATTTCCAATTGTTGCGGCGCCGGTTCCGGTTCCACCAAATCGATGCCGTCACAACGCAACCGGTGACGGTACGGCGTCCACGGAACTCGTGGCCCACCCCAACCCATCGCTTTGGTCAGCGCGGCCTTAGACGGGCGCACATGCGCCCGCGCCATGCGACGCAACCGTTCGTACGTGGGCGTGACCGTGGCCACGGGAATGGCGGCAATCGCACGGTCGAACATGGCGTTGATGGGTTTGATCATGTCCACCCACGCGTACCGGCGCGCCACCCCGCGGGCGATGTCTTCGATCGCCCATTCGTTGCGATTGTCCACCACCGATTCGATCAACCGGCCCATGTCGGCGTCGTCGTCGTACAACCACGGGTACGCCGGACCGACCATTTCCGGGTAGCACAACCGGTTCGGCAACACGTACGGCACACCCACCGACAACCCGTCCATGACCGCCACCGACCACGCCGAATAGGTACGAAACGCGCCCACTCCCACGTTCGCGCGCGACAGTTCCCGTAGGTAGTCGTCACGGGTGGTGGCATGAATGCGCGTGGCCCACGGCGCGTCCACGTTGGTCAACGTGAACGCCACCCGGAAATCGTGGCGCCGTTTCCACATGGAATCGAACATCTGGCACGCGGCCGGAAACCCGGTGTAGGAATTCGCACGGTGGTTGAACACCACCAACCCGTGTTCCATCGGTTCGGGCACGATCGTCAACGGATCGACACCCAAATGCTGCACCGACAACCGCGTGGCCAACGACGCCACCAACGGCGGCGCCACCACGTGCGACGCGCGGTCGATGACCAAATCCCGCAACCACGTGGAGTTGACCCCACATTCGCGCATGGCCAAAATCCCGTGCAAATTGGCGGGCAACATCGTCTCCGCGTACGCGGAGTTCTCGGCCACTTCGAACCAATGCGCGTATCCGACGATCACCGGCCGTTCGTTGGTGGCGTTGGCGAACACGTTGGCGATTTGCAGCGTGTGTTCGGGTAGATGCGACCACACGACGTCGTACGACCGCGCCCGCCAATCGATCGCACGCACGAACGTGGGCGCATCGAACGACGTGCGCATGGTGTTGGGATAACGTGGCAACGGGTAGTGGACGTGGCGAACGTTGGGAAACCGCAGCGACCGCACCGGTTCCGGCAGCAACATGGTGAATTCCAAATCGTCGCGCACGGCGTTCAACGCCCGGATCATCGACCGCACCGCCACCACGTACGAATCGGCACCCAAATCGCGCCCGTACGTGATGTTCGGATACACCAAAACTTGGTAGGTCACGCGTCACCGCGTTTCGGATACGGCTTCGTATGTGGCGCCAACGCTTTGATGATCGCACGCCGTGAACGCCGATCACCGATGGGCAACACGTAACAATGTTTCCGGGTGTTCATGTCCGCCACTTTCACTAGTTCATGCCCGCGTTCCGCAACCAACCGGAACGCCTCGTTGCTTTGTGTCCCGACCCACGCTACCAAACTGCGGGGATGGAACGGTCGGCCGTCCAATAGGTAGCCGGGGCGCGCATCGGACACGCCCACGTACACGGCGTTGACTGCTTGATAGATGCCGCCGTGATGCCCGGCGCCCGTGTCGGCGTACGAAAACACCCACGCGATCCCGGTGGCCGCGACCACCCGGTTCGCCGCCGCCACCAACCGCGAAGTGGTGAACCGCGGCGCCGACGGATGCACCGCCACGCGCGCGATTTCGATGTTGCCCGGCCACGCGGTCAACCCGTATTTCTTCGCCACACCGTGCGCGTTGGTGGGTTGGGCGTACACGACCACGCCTACCATGTCGGGCGCGAACGCGGCGATGCGGTGGCACGCGCCCGCGGGCATCCCGCCCAAATAGTGGTACCGGCCGATCCATTGTTCGGCGGTGTAGTGGGACACATCCCGCAACACCCACGGGCGGGCAAAATCGGGGTCGTCCAACGCGAACAACGCCCCATCCGGCGGTGACACCGGGACGACGACCGGTTCGGGCACCGGTGCCACCACCACCGGGACGTCCCCGTCCCACAACGGCATTTGCTCATAGCGGGCCGATGGAATCGAACCATCACCTCGGGACGTGGCACGCCCGTGTGCTGACCACTTACACCCGGCCCGCCCGCAAATGGGGACCGATTCCGCGCACCGCACGACCGGGCCACACGAAACCGGTCCCCATCACCATGGTGGCATATCGATCGAACGGTTCACCCGCGACGCGATCCCGCGGATGCGTTCCACGTTGGCCACCCGTTCCGCATCGGTCAACGCCGGTTCGGGCAACGCCCGTCGTGACGTCCACCGGCGCGCCACCGCGTACGTGTCGCGGATGGCGGACACGGACGGAAACCGGTGGTCCCGTTCGATGATGACGTCAATCGCCGTCCGCGCCGCGTCCGCATCCGACAACCGCACCAAATGGTGGACGTACACGTCCACGGTTTCGGCGGAAATCGTCATCCACGGATACGCCGCGCACAATCGCGCCACGATCTCAATCGCGTCCGAATTGTTCACGCCGTCGTGCCTCCTGTGCGAGGTTCAACAAGGTTGACGCGGTGACCCCACGACTAGGGATCGGCGTTACCACCCGCGCCCAATTGGTGGCCAACGCGGTCGGGGTCAATTCCATCGTCGGCCATCGTTGCCGGTACAAATCCGCACGAACGGGGATTTCACGTGCCAACATCGCATCTGCCGCATCCCACCCATCGTTCGTCACCACCCGGACGTAGTCGGGATGGGATCGCAACGTGCGCAACGCCTGATTGATACGCCCCCGTTCCAAATGCGGGTCGCACCCGCACGCCGCCACCATCGCTTCCCACGCAACGTCACGTCGTCGTGGCGGGGTTGGTTTTGGCTCTAGTCCCGACATCATCCTTCGTTGCTCTTGGGCGCCGGGCACGCGTGCCCGGCCGCGGGGGTGTGGGGGTGCGAAACCCCCACGGTTTGGTTTTTGGATTGGTTGTTCAAGGAGAAACCCCCTTCCGCCGGTGCGTGATTTTGGTGCCGAACCCGCGCCCCGCCGCCCAATGTTCGCCGCCAGGCCGGACGCCCCCGGACGCCCCCTTCACACGCCCGGACGGGATAACGGGTCATCGGCTTTTGCGGCCGATGCCGCCCGTGCATCATCGCCGTTGGCGCCGCCGTTTCTGACACCGTGAACATTCGGTGCCCGTCCATTGGGTACGAAACGGCCGGTGGCATCGCCAACACGTGGCGTCGTGCCATGACGTTCGGTAGTGCCGTATGCCGGTCATGCTCGACCGCCGACCGGCGGATGCGATAGCGTGTGGCTACCTAGTCCCATAGGTGTTGGACACTAACGGGGTTGGCGGTTTCGTGCCGCCGCCCCGTTAGTCGTTTTTGCCGCTAGTTGCGGACCAAACGTCGGGTCAGGATCACCCGTAGTTGGTCGCGGCGCGAATGCCGGTACTCCGCCGCCCGGTGCCACAACGCCCGGTCGATGTCCGCGGGCACGCGCATGAACAACTGTCCGTTGCCGGGCGGGTCGTCGGATGGGGTGCGGTTGTGGCCCAACCGGGCCTCCAACCCGAATTCGTCTGCTAGTTCCGTGACCACCACGTTTTTGACCGACGTGCGATTGGCGCGGGCACGTTCGATCAACGCCCGTTTGACCGTCGGGCCGATGGCGAAATTCCAAACCGGGTCACCCATCATGGGATAGCTCCTTCACTGCTTGCGCGCGGTTCATGGTCGTGAACGACAACGCGATCACGCACGCGTGGTAGCGGCGTAACCGGGACGTGGCGTCAGTGAACCCAAAATCGTCCGCCAACGCATCGACCAACGTGTCCAACACGTCGGCGCCACGTTCGGCATCGTCGGGCACCACCAACGTCCACGTGGTTTTGCGCCGGGCGGGTAACGGGTCGGCGTCCGGCGTCGGTTCCACCGTTTTGACCTCCCGGCGGCACCGGGCGCACAACACGGGGTCGTGCGGGTAGTGGCGGTCCAACCACCACCGGCCGCGTTTGGCGTACACGTATTGCGTTTCCGCCGGTGACAACGAACCACGGATGGCGGACGCGATCGCTTCCCATCCCGGCGTGTGCGTGGTGATGGCGCCGTGGCACCCGGTCGTTCCGGTCCCGCACAACGGAATCACGTTGGCGGGCACGTCGTCGCCGCGTTGCCCACGCGGGACCACGTGATGGAACGACGACGCCGGACCGCCGCACCCACGGCACGGTCCCGTTTTGGCCAACACGATCGCGTCCCATTCGTCGCGTTCGGCTACGTGCCGCGGCACGGGTTTCGGGTCGGTGGTCACCGGCGCCCCGGCCGTACCGAACACGTGGGCCAAAATCCGCATTGGGCTGGAGCGCACCACCATGCGCCTTCGGCGGCGCCCGGCCACGGACCGTCGGGTCCGCGCGTGTCGTACAACCACCGGATCAACGCCACCGTGTCGTCCACCCGGCGCGCGAACGCCACGAACGCGGCATCGCCCCGTTCGGTGATCAATTCTTGGTGTTCGGGTTGCCGTTTGCGGATGGCGGTGTGCCACCGGAATCCGGCGGCGGGGTTGCCCTCCACCCGGCGCACGTACATGTACGCCGTCGCTTGTTCCGATTTGTCGATGTCGGATTGGTTGCGGCGTCGTTTGCCCGTTTTCACGTCGGTCACCAACCCGGTGGCATCTTCGACGTCCAACACGGCCACGAACGGGATGCCGGACGGCAACACCACTTCGACCCGCCGTTCGGCCGCGGTCGGTTGCACCGTGGGCGCCAACGTTTGGTGGTAGCCCGGCCATTCGCCCCGGCCGACCACGGCCGCGATCGCATCCGATTGCAACGTGTTGGGTTTGTCGCCCCACACGATTTCCGTCAACCCGCGTTCGTGTTCGACCACTTCGTCCCACGCCGTGCCGGTGTATTCACGCATGTCGTTGACCGGCCGGTCCGCGTGCGAATCGATTTTTTGCCCGTAGTTCCACGCCACCGCTTGGTGAACGGTGCGCCCGAACAATTGGTCCCCCGACGTGGCGGGCCATTCCCCCCCGATGCGTTGGCGGCGCCACCGTTCCGGGCACCGCCAAAACCCGTCCATGGACGACACCGACAACCGGTGGATGTCGGGCGGCAACGCAGGCGGTTGCCCGCCGTGGCGGTGTTCGCGGAACACCGCTTCGATTTGGGCCAACAACGGGGCGTTGTCGGGGATCATGTGCCCGCGTCGGTGGCAGCCTCCTCCGCGGCGCGGCGTTCCATCGTTTCCACCACCGCGTCCCGATAGCCGCGCAACCGTTCGGTCAAATCCAACGTGATGTCGGCGTCCAACGATTCGGCCAAATCCGGCCAGGGCAAATTGATCCCCGACCGCCGTTGCAATTGGTCGATGGTGATGGCGTCCAACCCCATCAATTCTTCGACCAACGCAATCAACGTGTCCGTTTCCGCCTGCGTGGGGCGCCGGGATTGTTCGGCATGTGGTTGGTCGTCCGACCCGGCCGCAAGCGATCCTGAGCGATCCTGAGGGCTCGCCGCGGCCGATTGAGCGTCATCGTCATCGTCGGGCGCCAATCCCAACATGGACACAAACGTGTACCGGCGCATGTACGTGATCAACGACCCGGTGTCCTGTGGGTCCAATCCGACTAGGTTCAACGGGAACCGTGACGTCAACCGTTGGTCGGTGGTTGCGTGCAACACGATCGTTTCCAACACGGCATCGCCGTGGTCGGTGAAATTCAACGGTTGCACGACCGCCAACCCGTGGTTCGACAACACGGGAATGGTCGCGGTCAACACGTCGTCCAACGTCGCATATTTGAACGCGTACGACCCGCCCGATTTGGTGCGTACGGTCACGGTGCGGGTGCGCGGGATTTTTGGGAACTCGGCTTGGGCCGCGGCCAATGCCGCGGCCAACGTGTCATGCGTCGGCATGGTTTTCCTCCTGTGGCTCGTGGTGGCAGTCGGTGACGTCATCATCATCGTCCGTGGATCGGTCGTCACACGGCCCGCCCATGTCGGGCGGGCCGTGTTCGGAACGGGCGTGGTAGTCCGCAATTGCCCGTTCGGATGCGTGTTCGGGGTCGGTCACGAAAACGATTCCGTGATCAACCGTTCCGCCGTGCGCATCGCGGCCACGGCGTCGTTGACCTTTGCCACGCGGTCGTCCCACGACCGGTCGTCGTGGGATTTGAGTTTCCGGTCCGCGCAGTACTCCGCCCACGCACCGACCGCGTCCCGCACATCACGGACGCGGTCGATCAATTCGTGGACGGCCGCGATTTCCTCGGCCGTGATCATCATGGCCGCAACTCCGGCATGTCGGCAGCGACGTCGGCCAACACCGATACCGCCCGCCAATCGCGGGCGTCGATCGCGGTCAACATGCGATCGACTACCGGGTGGTTCAACACGTCCGGCGCCGCCACCACGACCGGATGTGGTTTGGGGTCGGGATCGGGTTCCGGTTCCGGATTTGCCGCCATCGGCTCTGCGTGCCCATTGTCCAATAGGTAGCGGGCGACTTTGCGCCGAGTGGACGGCCACACCGGGTCGCCATCCATCGCATGACGAATAGTCGATGGCGCCAACATCACCCGGCGGGACACTACGGTGTACCCGTCCCGTCCGACGTACGTGCGTAGTTGTTCCCGTTGGTCGGTGGGCAAACGGCCGTGTTGCCGTTTGATCGGTTCGTTCATGGGTGGTTCCTCCTTGTACGGCACGGGTTCGGGGATGTCCCGGCGTTCCCGCACCACGTCTTTCAATCGTCGTTCGCCGTATTCGCGCAATAGCCCGACCCGTCGGCAATCGATGACGAATCGGTCCACGGCGTGGTTCATGTTCGATGCGTTCAACGATCCGGTCGCAATCCGGCGCCCGTCGATACGGACGGCGAAGTGCGACCCGTTGGGTTCGATGGTCGCCCCGTCAACGCGGGTCAACCATTCGATCACGGGGCGGATGTCACGTGACGTTTTCACGTGCTACCGTCCCGGTGTTCGCCCCCGGCACCGCTAGTGCCGGGACGTTCATGCCGAAACGGACCCGGCCACGCCGGGTTCGTTTCATGTGGGGGCTGGTAGTTCAACGGGCCTCCTTCGTTGGTGGCCGGTGGACGACGGACTCTAACAACGCCCGTTGCTGGTCACCGGCAAGGGTGGCCACCACCCCCAACGCGTGGTCAACGCGTTGGGGGTACATCGGGTCGGTGGCCGCTAGTACCCGGACGAACAATTCCGCGGTGGATTCGTCCGGTTCGTTCATTTGGACCCGTTCGATTTTCCGAGCGTTCCAGTGGGTCGAAACCGTCCGATCATTCGGGCAACCGCCATTCCCCGCGCCACCATTTCCAATAACAGTCGGCGCACACGAGACGCGGCGGTCGTTTGCCTTTTCGTTTGCGAATCGGATGGGTTACGTGTGCGGGCACGGTACGTCCGCACGGCCCGGCGCATTTCACCAACGGGCGGGCGGCACCCAACGATCGGCCCACACCCGCCGCACGAGATTCGCGCCGCGACCTCATAGCACCGTCCCGGTGGGTTCGACGGTGACCGGCCGGTTGTAGATGGTCCGGGTGACGGCCACCGTGGCCCACGACGTCATGCCGCCGATGGACCCACACGATGGGCATTCGTCAACCGGACACGCGCTGTCCAACGACACGCCGTCGTGCATGGGCACGATGACGCGGCCGGGATCGGGTTGTGAAATCCCGGTGTCGTCATACGGACAATGCGCACACACGAACATCCGCCACACGGTCACGACGTGACCAACGCCAACGCGCGATTTTTCAACCCCGTTCCGTCGAACATCGCGCGCGTCCATTTCCGCTCCAACGCGACATCGGAATCACGGCCGCGCACCGCACGATCGTGGTCGGCGTATTCGGCCACCGCGTTCACCGCCGCCCACGCGGTGCCCCGAACGTTCGCGAGGTTGTCCGCGTCGTTGTAGATGGATGCGATGGCGTTGCGGGCTTCGACGGCGTTGCGCGCCGCCCGGCTGTCCGATTCGTTGGCGCCCACGGTCATGGGCACCAATTCGGTGAGGAACGCCTTGAACTCGGACGGGGACATTTTCGTCGCCGCCAAATCGTTCCCGACCTTCTCGAACTCGGCGTAGTAGCTGAATGTCATGCCCAACGACCGGCGAGCGATGTCCAACCGACCGCCGACGCCCGACGTGTGCCGGGTCGTCCACGACCGTGACGCCGCCCGCAACGCGATGTTCAACGTGTTGCGACACACGACCCGGATGGGCGTTGCCGCCACCGTGATCGCGCGTGTGCCGTCGTGGGCATGGGTGAACAGGATGAACGGGTCGATGTTCTCGCCCGCGATCATGATGCCTTCAGGCAGCCGCGCCAAAATCCAAACGATGCGGCCACCGGACAACGCACCGGCGGTGTGGAATTTTGCCCCACCGGTGTCCAGTAGATCGTCCACGAACGCGAACGCGTCCCGGTTTTGGACGATCCGGTATTGATCCCCGACCACACCTAACACGCGCCCGTCCGTGGTGCGGACGTTGGCGACGTGGGAGGCGATGGGGATGTGCAACGCGGGGTCGGTCAACGCGCCGTGGTACAGCGGTTGCGGGACGACGTCCCAATCCAAACCGGCCAAATCCAACGCGCGGTCGGCGGTGACGACGTCATCGGGGATAACGGTGCCCAATCCATGCCAGGCACGTTCCCCGTTCCCGAAAAACCCCGATTCGAAGTCAGCAGGCATCGCTGACCCCCTTTCGGTGGTGGTGGGTGACACGTGGAACCCACGTGCCGGAACATCCAATCGGACGTTCCGCCGGACCCACCCCCGCGCCCCACGTGGAGGAGGGGATTTGAGGTGGGTCCGGCGCAACGCCCGTGTGGGGGTTGCGCGGCGATCACGTCCAATCGTGGTCGTCAGCGTCGGACGGAACACCCTGCGCCGCGGCCAACGCATCCCGCACCGATTCGTAATGTGCGACGGCGTTTTCCTGGTCGCGGATTTCCGCGTTGATGCGATCGCGTGACGCGTCCGTGCGAGCACGGGCCAACTTCGCCTGCGTCGCCTTGACGGTCGATTTGGCGTTGCGGACGTCGTCGTCCGCGGTGCCGATCAACGAATTGCGTGCGGCGAACGATGCCCGCATTTTCAATTGGGGAATCGCCCACATGTCCGAAATACGCCCGGACACGATGTCATCGGCCGCTTCCGCAATTTGTCGTTCCACGAGGTTGGACGTTTCGGAAGTCGAATGTGACCGGAGGCCGGACGACACCCAACCCCGCAACACCGATTCAACGTGGCGAACGATGTCCACCGCCGAGGCCTGTTCCGCGTCCTCGTCGGCGGGGTCCAATTCGGATTGGACCATGATGGCCACCCGCGTTCGGGTTTCGGCGGCAACCAATTTGCCCTGATCCCATCCGAACCGATACGCGAACGGCCCTTGATTCGACCATCCGTTGGTGTCGTCCACTTCGTCCTTGAATTCGTCCCACGCGTGTCGGCCGTCCATCGCCCAATGTACGACGAGTTGCACCAACAGCGCGCGTAGTTCCCGTTCGTATGCGATGTCGTACGGTGATGCCATTGTGAATCCCCTTTCGGTTGGTGGTTTGGGTGCTATCCAAAACGGACGCCCCGCGGAACCCACCCCGGTGGGTGTGAGGTGGATTCCGCGCGGCGCCCGTTAGGGTTCCGCGCGATCCCCGCGGCCGTGATCCTTGACGGCGGGGAAACTAGGTCATCGATCCCACGTGTACGCCCGCGGTTTGACGACCAACGGTTGGTCGTCCGGGCCTTTCACGTAGGGACTGATCCATATTTGTCGATGAACACCCGCGGACGGGAACCATTGGTTGCGCCAATGACCTCCGACAATCCACCGATGCGTCCATTCGACGGTGTGGCCGGACGATTCGATCGTGTCGGATCGTTCCCGGCGCAACCGCACGACCAACGTTTCCCGATGGGGGAAGTTGATACGCGCGGCGGCACGTCGGTCACCGCGATCCGGCGGCGTGGTGTGACGGACGGCCACCCGTTGTTGCATCAACCGCAACGACGTTTGGACGATCCGCCACCACCATTCGGCGCCGGTGGGCCGTCCGATTTCGTCCCATTGGTTGCCGTCGAACGCCATGCCGAAAAACCACGGCGTGATGTGGATGGGGACGACCGTGGGGCGAACACCCCAATGGTCGGCCCATTCGGGGAACCCGCCCACATCGGCGTCGGTGGCCGCGTACAACGTCAACGCGACCCCTTGGCCGATGCGACCTTCGCCGCGCCGCCAATTGTCCAACACGCGGTCGTACTCACCGTCCACGGCTTCGACGTCGGTGCGGGTGAACATCGGCACCCACGAAAACGCGGCGATGTTGACCGGGTCATCGAACCGGTCCAACACCGGGAACGGTTCCGCGAAGTACACGAACCCGTTGTCGGTCATCAAATCGGTGCCCAACAACGGTTCCGGAGCGAACGACGATTTGGCCGCGGCCACCAATTCGCACATGTCCGCGGACACATAGATGGGGTCGGCCGTGCGCACCTTGTCGGTTTCGACGGCGTACAACATCCGGGTCATTTCGACCGTGTCCGGGTTCATGCGTTTGGTTTCCATGTCCATCCGTGCGGCCAACCATCGTTGCCCGGCGGTGGTGGCGTGTTGCCACCGCCACTGCTCCATTTGCACGGACATGGCGTCACGCCACCCGTGTCGTGATTGGGGACTGTTGGTGCGGTCCATGACCGCCCCCTTTCGGTTGGTGGTTCGGTTGGTGGTGCAAACGTGCAAGCACCGTGACGGGCACCGGTAACCCGATGCCCGCGGACGGTGACCTACCCGTTGGTGACGTCCTCCACGGTGACCTTGAACCGTCGGCCGTCGATTTCGACCGACCAAAACGCGGTCGTGTCGGACTGGTCATCGCCACCGTGAAACATGACGCCGTTGGCGTCAACGACGGCGGACAAACATCCGTTGTGGCCGAACGCCGCGGCGTCGAACACGGGACGGGTGAAATCGTGCAACTGATCCGCAACGGTTTTGGCGGATGTGAACATGTGAATCCCCTTTCGGTTGGTGGTGGTGCAAAACGCACCGTGACGCACCCGCCGGGTGGCGGGTGCGCGGACGCTACGTTCAAAACCCAGTGGGGTCGTGGCCATCCGGTTGGCATACCGGGCACCATTCGTTCGGCACCGGCGCGAACATGGTGGCGTCCCGGCGGGTCATGTGCGAACACACGCCGCCGTGATCGACGCACACGGTGAACCAACCGTTGGGGTCGCCGCAATCGAACGACCCGTCGCGGTTGTCCACGATTTGGACGGTGGTGCCGGTAATGCGTGATCGGTGTTCGGAAACTACGCGGGACATGGTTGGTTCCTTTCGGTTGGTGGTTCGGTTGGTGGTTCGGTTGGTGGTTCGGTTGGTGGTGGTGCGAACGCACCGTGAGCCGCACCCGTGTTGGATGCGGCCGGACGCTACGTTCGGCGCCGGTCGGCGGCATCCGCGCACCGCGCACAACGGCGCGCGTACGACGAATGCACCGCACGATCAAATCCCGACGGCGCCCACCGCCCGCATTCGAGCGGGAAGTCGCCGTTGGTCACATCGGTCGGCCGGACGCCGACAACCGCCAAATGCGAACGGGCGGTGCCGTTCCAACTAACCCAAACGTTGGTGGTGATGGTGGTCATGTCGTTCCTTTCGGTTGGTTGTGGACGTTCCATGAGGCGCCCCGTTGCCGAGGCGCCCGGATGCAACGTTCACGCGTTGATCACGCGGTGTGGCCGATTTCCCACACGTAGCGTGCCGGGCGGGTCATGTGCCGGACTTCGGCAACCGCCGCGGCGAACGACTCCACGCCGATCGTCAACGACCGACCGTTGGTGGCGTCGAACATGCCGTCCGCGTATTCGCGGACGACCCAACCCGGCGTCGAAAGCCGGGTCGTGCGGATCACGGGATTGGTGGGGGTCGAATCGGTCATGTCAATCCTTTCGGTTGGTGGTGCGTTTCGGCCGTGCCCGGCCATCATCGGGTGGGTGGCATCAACCCACGACGCAAAAACGATGACGTCACCGACCGCACGATCACGAACCGTTAGTGCGACGCGCCATCACGACGCGTCCACCTAGTCGGGTGCCACCGATGGGGCGTGGCCGCGGACACACACGCGGCCGGTCACCATCGCGGGGGCGGGATCGCGTTGGCGCGGGGGGTGCATCGGCCGGGTTCGCGCGGGAGTCCACCCGCCGCCCCCGGTGATCCCCACGTTGCCGGGAACCGCCACCGGATCGATGTCTACGCGATACACGAAACACGCTGCAACATCAATCGGACATACACAAATTTACATGAATACGGCCACGGTCGTTGCCTATGCGTGACCTATATGGGTCAACCCCATTTCGGAATTTCCCGCTATTTGCGGGTTTTTTGTCGCCCGCGGAGAAGTCGCGCGCGCGCGCGCGGGCGTGGTGCCCGTTTGGGCAACGGCGCCGGGACGACCCGCACCGGCCGTGGTTGCGATGGGTAGTCGGCGGACGTGAACGTGGTCACGCCGCCCGCCGCCGTTCGCACGCGATCCGTCCCGCCCGCGTCGGGTGATGGTGCGGGCACGGCGCCGGGGTTCGTCTGTACCCGTCCCCGTGCGCCAACCCGTGGTGGCGTCGGCACAACGTCACCAAATTGGACAACGCGAACGGCTCGCCGCCCTCACCCACGGGGCGGACGTGATGCACCGTCAACGGACCCGCGCACGGACGCCAATCGTCGTCGCGGGCGACGCATCGATACCCGTCCCGCACCAACGCGCGGACACGGACGATTTGCCACGTGGGGGTCGCGTAAATGGACATGGCGCACACGCCCACTTTTACCCGCCGCGGCGGACGTCGAACCGTTGCCGGTCGTGGAAACGCCAAACCGCGTCAAGCCAAAATTTTTTGCGGGGACTTTTCTCACAAAACCCCCGCAAACGCTCCGGTTTCGACCCTCAACCTCAGGTTTAGAGTTGCTAAGCTGTGGGTGCGAGTCGATCCGATGGCCCGACGGCGAGTGGTCACTAGCGGGGTCACCGACACGCAACGGTCATTGACAATTGAGGTCACCGGGGCGGGTGGAAAGGAACCACCAATGCCACGATGTGAAACATGCCAAGCGATGCGCCCGTCCGCGGACGTGCGCAAGTTGCCGCGGCGGGACGCGTACCGGTGCAAGGACAAGTTCGCGTGCGAACTGGCCCGCACCAACCGCGACCCGTACACGGCCACCATCACGATCACGTTCCCGGCGAAATCCCACCGGGAAGCGTGGGACATCCTGGACGGGCTTCGGCTCGATCCGTTCCCGTTGACGCGGGAAACGGTCACCGGCCCGGACGGAACCGTCACCCACGGCCCGGACGATTTGGCCGGGATCACCGTGGACGACATCCGTGCGGCCGTGGGGCGGTCGTCATGACCGGCCCGCACCGCATCCGCATCGCCCGATCCCTAACTGCGGAACGGGCGATGGATTTGCTCCGACAACACGGATGGATTCGCGTTGACGTCGATTCGTGGGCGGCGACGTGGAACCCGGCGTCAACGAAACGGGACCTGTTCGGTCCCATGACGATCGACTACGTGTTGCACGACGACGGCGGCGTCCATGCCACCGTCATCGAAATCGGCCCAACCTCCCCGTCGGGGGTCCGGCTCACCTAAACCGACGGGGCGGCGCCCGTAGACGCCGCCCCGCACCACCAACCGCCACCAACCATACCCGACCCGGTGACCTCAGTTGTCATGGATTTGCCGTCTGCGAGCCCTCAGGATCGCTCAGGACGCGACGCTACGGCGTCCGCGGGTGATCCGTCGCGGAAACGGGGGCGCGCGCTTTACTGCTTGGCCAACCCGCGCGACAACCCGTACGCGATCGTGGACGCCGACGTCACCACGGCCGCCCATTTGGGATTCAACCCACCGGCCAACGCCGCCAACAACGCACCCACGGACGTCAACACGGCGATCCAAAATTCGGTCGTGCGCACACCGGTGGTCACGACTTTGGTGGGTTCGGGTTCGGGGGTGGCGCCGTACGGTCGTGGTGTGGTCATGTCCCCTCCTTTTTATTGGGCATTTTCGAATCCAACCACGCGCGGGTGAAATCCAAAATCTTCGGACCCAACATGGTCAACATCAACACGGCGAACCCGAACAAGGCGTTTTTCAATTCCACCCACCCGGTAATCGATGTCAGGGCCACGATCATCCGCGCCACAACCATGCCACCGCACCGGCCAACAATCCCCATCCGATCGCGCCCGGCACGGTCAACCCCGGTATCCACCCGGCAGAATCCGACATCAAAAATGCGCCCGCGAACAACGCCGTACCTACGATGAATTTTGGCGTCGTCGTTACCGACCCCCCCGTGACCGTTAGACGTATCGGCGGATTTGTCCGATCGTTCGATAGTTGACGGGCACCAAAAACGGCCCGCCTTCGGACCCGTGCGACACGCATTTGCCGCCGCCGATCGCCACCACCACGTGCGACCACGGCGCGCCCGACCCGTAGAAGATCAAATCACCCGGCTGCGCCGAGTTGACCGCGCGCCCGTTTTTGCACAACGTCCCCGTCCAACCCCACGCCCAATTTTGCCCGTTGGGATCGCGAGTGATCCCCGCTTCCCGGAAGCACCCCGTGGCAAACGAACTGCAATCGCCGTACTCCCACATGTTCGATTTCCACCCCGGCGCCCGGTTGACCGGCTGCCACCGTTCGGCGCCTTGGGTGTAGTGGCGCGGACGGCGCGATTGGGCGTACAACGCGGCCGACGCGATCCGTTGCCCGGCCGACGCCGACGGCGCCTGCTTGGTTTGCGCGGTTTTCGCCAACCGCATCAAATGGGCGCCATAGGCGTCGAAATGACCTTTGCGCACCAACCGGTCGTGGACGGGGCGCGTGTACGTCCCCGTGGCTTTGTACCCGTGTTTTTTCTGGAACGCGGTCAACGCCTCCCGCGTCCGGTCACCGAACGCGTTGGTGATTTTGTGTGGCTTGTTGGGTGGCTTCAATGCGCCCGCACGGGTCAACGCCCGTTTCATGGCCAACACGTCCCGCGCCCGGTTGCCGCGTTTCATTTCCCGTGTGTATGGGACGACCGTTTTGGCCATTACGCCACCTCCGGATGTTCACGCGCCATCGTTTCGGCCAAGTCCATTTGGTCACCGTCGGGACCGGGCAATTCGTCGGTGGGCATGTCCTCCACCGATTCCACGCCTTCGTCGTCGGGCACCCCGTCGGGTTCCGGTTCGGGGGCGTCGGCTTCGACGTCCTCGTCTTCGTCAATCAACACTTCGTCCGTCATATGTCCTCCCGTAGGGATTCGATCAACGCCGATTGTGATTCGTACGTCAAATCCTTGATCAACGCCCGCGCCGCTCGTTCCCGCACCGGCGGCAAATGAGACAGTTCGATGACGTTCAATAACCGCGCCCGCAACCGGTCGAAATCGCGCGCCAACCGTCGTTCCCGTTCCGATTCGTACCACCGCACTTCCGTGGTCATGGTGGTCATGTCACACGGATGATTTTGTTGGCGACGATGTACGGGGGCAAATTGTCCACCGGCGTGCCCGAACCCACCGCAGCGGTGGCGCCAGTGGTGACCGCGTGTGTGTGCGCCCCACCCGCCGCCGACGATCCGGTCATGCCCGGTGCGGTTGCGGCGGTGGTGCCGGTCACCGTCGGCCCGACCGAAGCGGTGGCGCCGGTGATCCCGTGCGTGTGCGGGGTCACCGTGTTGGAATAAAACACCTGCCCGTCGGCACCCGATGGCGCACCGTGCGTGCCCCAATTGGTTGCGCCCGCGTTCGACGTCAAATACACGTATGTGGTCGTCGCCGCCGCCGCCGCAACCGCCAACGTGCCCACACCGTGCGTGTGCGCGGCGGCGGCCAACGTGCCCGCGCCGTGTGTGTGCGATGCCACCGCATACGTGCCCGTGGTATGCGAATGGGCCGCAACCGTGTCCGTGCCCAACGTGCCCGGCCCGTGCGTGTGCATGGGCAAATTTGTGATCGCCAACGTGACCGTGGCACCGCCCCCGGTCGCGCCGCGCGCCAACGTAGTGCGCCCGGCCGCGCCCGCGCCGGTCCCCATCGTGTCGGGACCGATGGTCACCCGCGACCGGCAATCGGGGATGTTGAACGTATCGGTGCCGTCGCCGGTGCCGTACGCAGTGCCGATGGCGGCGAACAACGCCGCGAAGGTGACACGCGACAACGCACGCCCGTCGCACAACAACCAATTGCCGCCGGTGGGGTCGCCGGTGCCCGCATAGTCGGCCACCGTGCCCACAGGCGAATCCCCGGCGGCGGGCATCACCCGCACCCAACCCGGTCCCAACCCGAAAAACAGTTCCGCCGTGTCGGTGGCGTAGTAGAAATCGCCCAATTTGGACGACGCCGGTCGCGCCGTCAACGCGCCCTGGTTGAACATGGCAACGGCGTCCAACGTGGACGACATCCCCGAAATGATGTTGTCGCCTTGGTTGATCATGTCCGTGCCGATCGGCAAGGGCAAATTGCGACGTGGGGTGGTGGCCATCTACCTCCTTAGGTCACGGAACGACCGACAACGATTCGTCCCACGTGATCGTGGCCGCATCCCATGTGTTGGTGGATTCGTCCCACGTGATTCCGTCCCCGACCGTGTACGTCATCACCAACCCGGCGGGTTTGGCGTCGCGGATCGCCGCCAACACCGCCGCCGGGTCCGGTGTTTCCCCGGTGCGGGTCATCACCGTGAACGCGTACGCGTCCGGCGTCCGTTCCGATATGGCCACGAATTTGGTGCCGGTCAAATACGGTTGTGCCACTTCGGACAAATACCCGAACGTGCCGCGGCGCCGCCCGATCGCATCGGACAATTGCGATTGCATCGCCGCGGTGGACAACCCCATCGTCAACCGTACGCCCGCCATTTGTGCTATCCACCGCAACGCTTGATCCTCGGGCGCGAATGACGGCGCCACCAACCCCGTCCATCCGGGAATGTCCTCACGTTCGCGTGCGTACGTTTCCACCTGCTCGAACATCGCCGCCAACGCGCCCGTGTAATCCTGCAACGCGTTGTCGTTGGCGTCGTCGTCGGGGTGGAACGGCGCGAACCGTTCGTACAAATCGTCCGCGAATTGGGTCATGTCCCTAGGTTGACCGTGATCGTGCCCGGCCGCGTCAACGGTGCCGCCGGGAACGGTTGGCCCGCGGGTGCCGGGGTCAACATGCGGTCGTCACCCGACGCCGTGCCGTCGCCAGTGATGGAAATGGACGGCACGTACGCCACCCCTTCGACCCGTTTGATTGCTTCCCCGACGTTGACCCGCCCCACCTTGGAGGAGTTCACCCACGGGCGGGAAATCAACCCGTCCCCGGACATCATGCGCCCCCATTGGGACGGTTGGAAAAAATCGGTCAACGAACCGACCACCGCGTTTTGCACCGACGCGGGATCGAACCCCGGCAACACGATGATGGTGGTGGTGACGTTGATGGTGAAATACGTCGGCGGGATCACGTTGACCACGAAATTGATTTCGCGCAGCGAATCCAAATAGTCGTGCAATTCCGTTTTCGTGGCCGCGGGGATGTCCTCGCCGTCCACGTCCACGGCCGCGATCGCCACCATGCGTTCGTTGTCGTACGAATCGTCGGCAGGGTTGAACCCGTCCACGGCCACCGTTCGTTCCACACCCACGATCGACCGCGCCAATGCTTCAAAGTCGGTGGGGAGGATGGGCCGGGGCGCCATCAATTGCAACACGTCCACCAATCGGTTCATGTAGTCGTCGTCCGTTTCGGCGTCGATGCCCCCGGCGGTCGTGCCATCCAACGTGATCGCGTTCACGTACGCCAACGTGTCCACCAACGCCACCGGTCCCACCAAATCGTTCCCGGCCACGCCCACCTCTGCGGCCACGATGGGCACGGTGCCCGACGGTTCACCCGGCGAAATGACCACGTCCGTCGCCACCGTGAACACCACGTCTTGAATGGACAACACCGTGTCTACGGGGATCGTGCGCCCGTCCGTGTCCGCCATCGTCCACGTGGTCACGCCGGTGGCCGCAACACCGTCCAACGGGGGCAAATGCATCAACTCCGACCCGAAATAGCGGAACACGGTCAACGGCACCTGTGAAGCCACCAACGCTTGCTCCGCCGCCATCGCCGCGATCGATTCGATCAACAACGTTTCGATGTTCCCCGGCGCTGCCTCCCATCCGGGCACGGCGGTTTCCAAATAGGTGATGGCGTCGTCGGCCAACGCGTCCGCGTCCGTTTCAATTTCCAAATCGATGTATTCGGGCATATGGCCCTTTCCTTAGAGGAATTCCCGGTGGGCGGACGCGTCCCCGCCCTCCTCAACCGGTCGAATAGACGCCAACACGTGTTGTACGGCCGGGTCGATCGTGTCCATGAACCCTATCGCGGTCAAATCCGCCCGCGATTCCCATTCCATGATTTGGGCCATCAACTGATCGACGTCCAACGGCGGGGTGCGGAACACCGGTTGGTCAACCCCGAAATCGGGCAATTCCTCCCGTTGGCCAATCGGGGTCAACACGATGACGATGCAACACCCCGCCACTTCCTCGGGGGTGTGTTGATCGGTCACGGCCGCGGCCATCCCCCCACCCGGTTGCGGTTGGAACCGAAATGGATACGCCAAATGGGGAACGTCGGCCATGCTAAATCGGTCCCAACCGATGGATCGACATTTGCGGCCACCACGGATTTCCGGCGACGAGGGTCAGCGCCGCGCCCGAGTTCTGGTAGGCGACGAATTCCAGATAGTCGCCCACGGCGAAGTCGCGTATCCCGACGACCTGAAGAACCGGACCGAGCGTCCCACTGACTGCGATGTGCGTGTTCGTGTTGAAGCTCGATCCGTTTTTGTTCAGATACACGATGCGCGATCCGGTCGCGCTCGCTCCGAACTGGCATTGGGCAACGATCACGTAGATGCCCGCCTGCTTTATCGTCAGTCGCGTCGGGTTAGGACTCGCCGCCCACAGCCCGGAGGGGTCGTAGATCACGGTGTCGAACGGGATCGCGGCAGCCGCAGCGGTAGCGAGCGAGAATGCCGTCCCGCTCCGAACGACGCAGGCATGGTCGAGGTTGAGGGTCGGGTTCGGGAAGCTTCCCGCGAGGTCGCCTCCCGCCGGACCCGCAATCGCCCCGCCGAAGAGCGTCTGCCACGCCGTCCCGTCCCAGTATTTGAGCGAGGGGCTCATAGCTGCGTGGATATCCGTCTCATGCGGACGAGCCAGTTGCCTGCCCCCGACGCCGTGATGGAGGTACGCAGGATCGCGGTCGCGCTGCTGTTACTGATGATCGACCAAGAGACGGCGAGCGCCCCACCGTAGTTCTGCTGCGCGACGATGTTCCAGGTGTAGACGTTGTAGCTGGACGCAGACATCAGCATCACAATCGCCTGTCCGATACCCAGAGAGCCGTAGGTCGCCTCAATGAAGAAGATCCCGCCCGCGACTCCCTGACGGACTCCCAGCCCCGAAGCGGAGAGGTCGAAGTTCTGCGGAGCAGGAGTGACCGCTTGATTCACAATCGTGTACACGTCGAGGAGCTTCGTCCCGCCGAGCGTGACCTGCGTCGTGAGGTTGGGCGAGTCGAGCGGTGCCTTCGTCGCGAGTCCCGGCACGGTCGGATTCGGGTACGTTCCCGCGAGGTCGCCCCCCGCCGGACCCGATGGCGGCACGTTCAGCGGTCCCGTGTCGTCGGTGTCAACCCACAACAATTCCCGTGCCCGTGGCGACGGTCCGGCATCGGACACATTCACTTCCGTGAACGGTCCGTCCGACAAATCGGCCGAGGATAGATACACGCTTTGAAAATTCGTCCCGTCCGATCGCAGCACACGCCCGAGGTTTCCGGGCGCCACGGGCAGGGTGTACGCCGACCACATCGTCCCCGCCCCGTCCGATCGCACTTGCATCACCGGGCGCGCGGTCGAACTACCCGCTGTAGCAATCGGCAACCGCGACCAGATCAAACCCGTCCCGAAAAACAACGTGTCGCCCACCGCCAACCCCGACGACGTCCACCCCGTTCCGCCACGGTTAGTGGGCAACGTACCCGTGACCATCGCCGTCGATAGGTCAACGGTTCCGAACCCCAACACGCCGCCGGACACGCGCAACGTTTGATTGTCCGCACCGGTGATGTCCGCGATTGCGCCCGCGGTGGCCGCACTGCGACCCAACACGCTCGTCGCCGCCCCGGATCGGAACAACGGATTGGGGTACGTACCCGACAAATCCCCCCCGGCGGGACCCGACGGAACCCCACCGCCACCACCCGCCGCGATCGCCGCGGTCACAAACGCGGTGGTGGCCAATTGGGTCGTGTTCGTCCCCGGCGTCGCCGTCGGACCGGCGGGCGTTCCCGTGAACGTCGGAGACGCCAACGGTGCGCGCGCGGCCAAATCGGTCACCAAATTGGTCACCTGCGCTTGGGTGAGCGTGATCGCGTCGGAACCACCGGCGGCGTGTGTGGTCGCGTGCGCCGTCGGTGTGCGCGCATTGGTCAATCGCGTGTCGTTCCCGGCCGCGGCCTGCTGCGCTCCCGTGCCCAACGTGCGCAACGATCCCGTAGACGGCGCCGCATCCACCGCCATAGCATCGATTCCGCCGGGTTGGTGCGTGGCGGCGTGTGCCGTTGGAGGGCGGCTGTTCGTCAGCCGCGCATCATTCCCGGCGACTGCTTGCGTCGCGCCGGTGCCCAACGTGCGCAACGACCCCGTACCCGCAGACGCGTCCACCGCCATCGGGTCGGCACCACCGGGTTCGTGGGTGGTGTGATGGCCGGGCAACCGCGCCAACGGCAACGTGCCCGACGACAACGCACCCGCATCACGAACCGCGAGGTCGGCCAAGGACGACCCCGTTTTGGTCACGTCCGTCCACGCGATCGGCAACGTGATCTCGCCGCCGCCGCCGCCCGACACCTTCCCGTTCCATGCCACCACCCATGCGGAACCCAACACATCGAACCCCACCAACACGGCGTCCCCGATTTCGGGCGTGCCCACGAACGTCCACGGGGACGGCCCGAATTCGTACGCCATGTCGAAATCGGGCACCACCGTCCACACCTGGTCCGTCCCGATGCGGGCGATCACACCCGCGTTTAGCTTCAATTCCACCTCGTCGGTGGGTGCCGGTCCCAAATCAACGGTGGTCATCGGTCACATCCCCGGATAGTGGCGTGGTGTGAACCCCCAATGGGGACGATGCGTGTGCCGCACCCGCGGGCCGTTGGGACCGTCACCCCACGGTGAGGTGTCGAACCGTTTGATCGTGTGGTTGAACTCCATGAACACGTGCCCGGCGTTGGCCCACACGGTGAAGTCCTTGCCCGTGCCCGGCCGACCCCAACTAGAGGCAAACCACCCCGACGTCATCGCGGTGGACGTGTTCATTAGCCCCGCTTTCCACAACGCGAACGACACCGACGACGAACAATCGAAATAGCCGGACGCCGAAATGGACGTGAACCGTGTGTGCGCGGCACCGTAGATGTACCCCTTCGACCGCCGCGACAACAATTTGCACGCTTTCACCAACTCATCGAACCGGGTGTCGCCCGTCCCCGGTTTGCCGCCCGGCGTGGAACCGGGGATCGTTTTGGTCACCACCTGCGGTGCCGGTTCGGGGCGCGGTTTCGAAATCGAATTCAACGTGACGTCGGCGGTGGCCGACGATTCCGATTCCACGATGTCGGCCACGATCCACCGTTGGTCGGCCGGACCCGCCCCGGTGATCTCCAACGATTCGCCCGCGTACCCCTGCCACCGTTGTTTCAAAATCGAAAACGTGACCGCAGACAAATGCTTGCCTTGATCCCAGTCAAACCCGAAATTCGAAATCGCGGGTGAGTCCCGACGTAGCACCATGCGTGGTTTTTGGTGGTACAAATCCGGTTCCGACATGTAGAACACGTCATTACCAACCACCCACACTTTCCAATTCACTTCGTCGGCCAACCGGTTCATGCAATCCCACGAATTTTCCCCTTTTTTGCGCGTGTAGTTGTACGCCTTTTCCACCGTGATCGTGGTGGGCGCCGATGCCGACATGCCGTGGAACGCGTCCACGATCCGTTTGGCTTCCGGTTCGTGGCGTTGGTAGCGCTCGGGGAAGGCCGACCGTTGCACCGCTTGGGCGATCGCTCCCGACGACATCGACGTGGTGCGCGCCAAATGGATGGCGCCCGTGCCACCGTGGGAATACCCCTGCAAAAAATGGGACGCCGACCATTTGACCGACATTGACCGCGACCGTGACCCGGACGTGGACGTGCGCACCTGCAACACGCCCAACGAATCCAAATCGCCCCGGTTCAAATTGTGGATGCCCGTTTCCACGATCATCGCTTCGACCAACGCCCACTGTGCGCGGGCGGGAGCGTTCAACGTGTGCGCGATGTTCAACGCCTCCTCCAACAACGCTAGCTGGCTGCGGTCCAACGCCACCCGCGCCCCACCGCCCGACGATCCCGTGATGGTCAAATGCGGATGCCCGGCGAATCCGCGCCGCCCCGCCGTGTGCCCTCGTTTGAGTGTCGTATGGACACCCCGGTTGGTGTCCGCAACTTCCTGTGGGCTACGCAACCGCGGGCACCGAAACCCGATCGCGTGCCCGTCGGCGTTCGCTTCGCGGATCAACGACCGGATGAACATGGCGCGCGTGTACGCGTTGGTGCGCCGTTTGTGCCGGGCGCCGGAGTATTGCCGCAGGATGCCGACTACCCGGTTTTCGAACGTCAACGCAACGTCCATGTTGTTGGGGGTCACTTTCACCAACCGGTACCACCGCCCCCGGTATTGCACTTCAACGTGGTCCAATTTGCCGTCCACGTTCAAATCCAACATCGGGGATTGGATGATCGACCATTCGGGGTCGGACAAATCGATTTCCAACGTGGGGGCACCGGTGATGGTGCGTTCCAACCGCACGTCGGTCACCGACGCACCGACGTTCAACGTCCGGTTGATTTTGCCGTGCTTGCCGCTGCGGGTGACCAATTTCACGGCGGCATTTTCAACCGCGTGCCTATGCACCCGGCCTTTTTCTTATTCGTGCATTTGCCCACTTGCCGTGGGTCGGAGATACGGTTCAACGTGCGGATTTGCACCCACCGCGTTTCGTCGCCCAACACTTTGCGCGCGATTTTCCGCAACGTTTCACCCTTTTTGACGATGTGCGTACGTTTGTGATGGCGGGCCTTTTTCGCCGCCGCCCGTCGCCGCGCCGCCGACCGTTGCGCCGCGTGAACGTCCCACACCGCCTGCAATACGGACACGGTCACGTGTTGCCGTTGCCGGGTTCCGTGTTCGTTGATGATCGCGTCCCCCCAATCCAATGCCACCACGTGCCATTTGGCGTCCGCGTGCCGCACCAACGTCCCCGGCCCGGTGACGGTGATTTTGGGTGGTTCCCCGGTCATGCCCGGCGCGCGCCCGCACATGAATTCCAACCGAGTCATTTCGTCTTCGACGGACGACCCCGTCAACCACCCGTCCAAAATGACCGGAATGTCCATCGCCAACGGGGGGTAACCGGTCCACCGCGTCAACCCGGCTTTGAACGGGCGATCGACCGTTTCGAACGCGGCGTACCCGTCCGTGATCACCGGCGGGCCGTCGCCGGGCAACGCACGCACGGTGCGGTCCGGGGATTTGAACACGATGTATTGGACTCCCACCGTTCCCGGTGCCGTTGTCGCCATCCGCTATCGCCGCGCCTTCGCGTCCGCCACCCGCCGGGCCACGCCTTGCGTGACCACGCGCCCGTCCATCGTCGTTTGCACCACGATCGGTTGTCCGGCCAACGACCGGATGGCGGCGATGACGTCGCGGTTTGACGACACCGTCCCGCCCGTACGACCCATCGTCAAAATCTCCGGGCCACGTTCACCGACCAAAAACGCGCCCCCGGCGCCGACGGGACCGCCGCCCGCACGCCGACCGGACGCCTTTTTCCCTTGCCGCCACGCCCGTTGCATGGCTGCGTTCCACGCTACGTGTTTCAACGCCGATTGTTTTTGCCCGTGGTAGCCCGTGTTCCACGCGTCCCACGTGGACGTGCCCACCGGAAACGGGTTAGCGCCACGCGTGACGTCGGCCGCAGTTTTGGACGACCCGCCCCACACGTTGTATTTGTTCGATAGGTACACCCCGGCCGCGGCACCGATGGCCGCGGGTCCGGCGTAGCGTGCCACCGTCCCCGCTTTGCCCGCCCACCCCGACGGCCCAACGCCGGTGCGACCGCCCCCGAACATGCTTCCTGCCGCTTGCGCGCTGTTTAGTTCACGGAGCGCCCCCGCTAGTTTGGACACGCCGCCCGCGATTTTCAGGATGCGGGAGGCCAAAAACCCGCCCACGACCAAATACGTGGTCAATTTCGGGTGCCGGGATAGGAAGTTGAAAATGGGTTGGACGATGTGCCATAGCTGTTTCAACGCATCCACCATTTGCAACACGATTCGTCGCACCCGCCCACCGGTGCCCGTACCCGTGCGCATTTGATTCACAAACCGGTTGAACCACGTGATCGCCCGTGTCAAATACGGGATCAATGCCTGCCCGATGGCCAACTGCAACCCCATCATCGCCGCCTTTTGCTCCTTTTGAGCGGTCAACAAATCCGACAACGATTTGATCGTTTTGCCGTGCAACGTCACCCCGTATTTGTCCATCAAATCCAATTGTTCCTGAATCCCCTTTGACCCTTTGGAAAACATGGGCGCCAACGCCGCCGCGCCCCGACCCAATATCCGTTGCATGTCCACCGCGCGTGACACGCCTTTATCGTGTGTTTTGAACGCCTCCACGACATCCAATATCCGCTGCGACGGTGCCTCCTTCGCCAGTTTTTGCCACCGCAATCCCAACCGGTCGAAAATGGGCAACGCCGTTTTCGATCCCTTTTGTGCGCCCTGCAATTGGGTCGATAGCGATCGCAACGACATCACGAACGTTTTGGCGTCGATGCCGCGCACTTGCAACATGCCCGCCCACCGGGACGCCTGCGTGACGCCTTCGCCCATGTAGTAATTCAAAATCTTCGTGCCCTTCGCCAATTGCGTCGTTTGCGAAATGGCGTCGTTGACGCCACGCCACGCGATGAACCCCGCCGCCAACGCCCCCGCACCTTTGGCCATCGACCAAATGTTCCCGGCGATGTTCCCCAACCACCCTTTCATGCCGGACAACCCGCGCCGGAACAACCCCACGTGCTTATTTGTTTTCTCCATCGACCCGGACAATTTGTTCGTGCGTGTGTCCATTTCGGACACGGCGGTCGAAGTGGACATGGCGGCCGCTTTGAATTCGCGTGCGCCGCGCAATTCCATGATCACGATGACGTATTCGGCCATCACCCGCCTCCGTGAACGCGGTTGAATTCTTCGATGGCGTGGTTGGTCACCATTTCGAACAACACCCGGTACGCGGGGTCGTTACCAGTGAACAACGGCGCGGGGTCCAACGTCACCCCGACAATCCCCGCACGGGCGGCGAGACGGACAAAGGGCCGACATCGGGGTCCTCGGACGCCTCCACCGCCACGTCCTCATCGATCGCGTAGTCACGATCGACCGTCCAATCCATCAACCGGTTGTATTGGTAGATCAACGCCGCTTCGCCGGTCAAATACAACGCATAGATGATTTCGCGGGCGGTTTCGGCGTGGGTGATCCCCAACGCTTCCGCCAACGATTTGTCGAACCGCACGACCGGTGTGCCTTCCGGGTATTCCAACGGTTGGATGGGGTCGTCGCCGCCGGGTCGGTAAAAAAATCCCACCACCGCGTGTGCCAACGCATCCGCGGCCACGGCCGGGGTCGCGTCGGTGCCGCCCCGTTGCATTTGCTCCTTCATGGCCCGTTCGACCACGTCCCACGGCAACGGTCCGAACCGGGCCACCAACATGCCTTGGTAGCCGGGGACGTCCATGTCCACGTGAACACGACGGGCAACTTTCGCGCGGATTTCCCGTAGTCGGGATAGCGCGGCTTGGCTTGGCATTTCCGGTGCCTCCTTGACTGTCGGATTGGTTCGGTTACGCCACCGTCCCGTGCGTGGAGCATTCCAGTTCCAACATGGCCGCGTCGGTGGCGTTGGCGTCCATGTCCGGCGGGGTGACGCGAAGCAGGATTCCCCGGTACACCTCAGCCGAACCCGACGGCGCCCCCAAATCGTCCAACGGTTGCACGGCGATGGTCATGGACGCGCGCCCGGCCAACGACCGCAACAGTTTCGTTTTGCCGCGTAGTTCCGCGTCCCACACCCGGCGAACGATGACGTTGTCCACGCCCACCGGCCCGCCCAACGAGATGATCGGTTCCATCGCACCCAACCGTAGTTTGGTTTCCTCGGCCACGGTTTGCCCACCCGTTTGCGCAATCCACGTGCCCAATGCGCCCACACCGGTGACGGTGACCGTGATCCGGTATTGGTCAACGCGTGACATCGACTACACCGCCTGTGTGATGGGTGTTTTGACGAATTCGATCACGACCTCCTCCGCGTGCGGTGACATGCGCACCGCGGCCACGGCGTGCAATTCTCCGTTGGCGATCGTCATCGGCGTGTTAACCGACGGTCCCGCGTCCACCCGGAATGCTTCCGCCACGGAGGAACCGTACAACGCCCCGGCCAAATAAAAATCGGTCAACATCCCGGCGATGCCCGACGCGAATTCCCCCGCCTTCAACCCTTGACCGTCGATTTGGTCGAACACGTACGACTCTCCGACCACCTGCCCGTGCGCTGTCAACGCCATGCGTAGGCGTGCCCAATTGAATTGCACCCAATTGGGGTTGGTAGACACGGCCCGGTAACCGTACGTTTCCGGTGACCCGTACACCATTTTCCCGGTGTTGACGCCCGCTTGGATCAAATCCCACCGGTCGGCATCGGTGAAATCGAACGTGAACCCGATCACGTACGCGAACGGCCAATCCATCCCCGCCGCGGCGATGTTCACGTTCGGGTCGGAAATACGGTCGCGGCGCGCCTCCAACCCGGCCTGCGCCGCCGAATACGGCACGGTGCGCACCGTGTTGGGCACGACGCCGGGCACGGTCACCCACGGGGCGAAAATGGCCGCGTAGTCCGTGTTCCCAGCCGCGCGCGCGGTGGTGCCCACGTTTTTGATCGACCCGTAATCGGTCGTCAACGGGACGTCCAACAACGCCACCCGGTTGTGATCGGCCGCGTGTTGCGTCAATGCCGATTGCACGGCCGCGTCCGATCGTCCCGGCGCCAACACTTGGCCCGGTCCCAACCCGTTTTGGAACACGGCCAACGCCGTGGCCCAATCCGCATCCACGATTCCACCGCGATCGTCGTCGCCGCCTTCTAGGGTGGCGCCCGTCACCGGCGCCGGGTCCTCCGCGGTGGGGTCGGCATCGGTCAAAATCACGTTTTGCCATCCGGTGTACGCGATCAAATCGGCTTTGGTCGCACCCCCGTGGGTGTCAACCACGTTCCCGTCCGCGTCCGACACGGTCACCGTGATCACGCCCGCGGCAACGGCCACGTCCACGGTGTAGTCGTTCGCCCACGGCCCTTCGGCATTGGCGGTCACGGTCACGGTGGGTTTTTTGGGCGACCCGCCCGTTTCCAAATCCACCGTCGCGGACGTCGCCGCCGCCGACCCGACGCGGGACACCCACGCCGATCCGCCGCCTTCCCGGAAAAACACGTCCAACGAATCCCACAAATAGCTATACGACTGCCGCGATCCCAACAACCGGTCAACGTCGGCCATCGATTGCACATGTACGGCCGACCCGACCGCGCCGCGTTCGGATTCGCCCACCATGAACGCGGTGCCCGTTTGGATCGGTGGACCCGAAGACGGGGGCGATTCACGGTTGATGATCGTTACGCCGGGACGTGGCATCGGTTCACCTTCTTAGGTCACAACGTTGATCGCCGTCGTTGTTGGACACGGTGCAACCGTTCGTTTTCCTCTATCAGTTGGTCGCGGACGTATTCGCGCGCGTACGCCCGCGACGCCGCCACTTCGTCGTGGATGACCACCGCGCCCACGGTTTGCACCAACCGGTCCTCCAATTCGAACCAATGGTCAGCGTGTGCTGAACCGTATTCGCGCCGCCACCGATAACGGAGTTGTTGGGCGAACAAAATGCCGTCCAACCCCACCTTGCGCCCTTCGCCTTTGTGCCACACGTGCCCGTGCCCGCAGTCGTACACCGGCGCCACCGCCCGCAACCCGGTGTCGTCCCCGAACGCGTCCACGACCACCATCACGTGTTCGGCGCCGGTCAACCGACCCGTATGTCCACATTCGCGGCACCGTTCGCGGTCGGCACACGACCACAACAATTGGTCCGCGCACCGTTCCAATTCGGCGTTATCCACCGGTCCCGTTGATGTTGGCGATCACATTTTCGTACACGACATCGACCGTCCGCACCACCGGCATGTCCGGCCACGGTGCATACGGGTCGTCGGGCGGCAAATCTGCCTGTGTGGGACCCGCGCCGGGGGTTACCAACCCTTCTACCCGCGTGCGGAAATGGACGACGCAGGCAGCGCGTGAACGATTCCGGGCCGTGTCCGGGTTCCCGTAGATTTCCTCACCCGACCACACCGTGCCGCGCGTGAACCCGTCGATGGTGGGACGTTGCACCATCACGCCCCGAATGGCGGCGGCGTAGTACCCGGCCAACGCCCGCGCTGACACCTCGTCCACGGAATGGACCCCGGCCACGACCGACAATTGGAACCACGACGCGTACGAAATCGCGTCCGGGTTGGTCATGTCGTTGATCCGTTCCGGGTCGCCGTCGGTGCCCGGCGACACCACCAAAATCGCCGGGGATTGCTCTTCGGGCAACACATCCTGCTGGGACGCGGATTGGTACGACCGCGGCAATTCGATGAACCGGGCGTCCAACCCCATTTGCCGTTCCACTTCCGCCACGTACGCGGGCAACCACGCGCGTAGTTGATCAACCGCCGCCGTTTCCAATTGCGGCACGGCCACCAACGGGGCGAACATGGTCATTTCAAATCCCCGCGTAGGAATTCGTCCAAAATCGCCCGGATGCGGATGCGGTCGGACGGGCGGATGTCCATCAATTGCCGCCGCGGTTGGTGTTTCGTCCCCAACGCGAAATGCCCGTACCACACACCCGACGCCACCTGCAATTTGGAATTGGACACACGCACCACCGGGTGAGTGGTCAACGATCGTTTCAACGCCCCGGTGTCATCCAACACCGGGTGGTCCCCGGCGATGCGGGTGGTGATGTCGGACAACGGCGCCCACGGGGATTTGGCGAACAACGCCCGTTCCGATTCGGCCACCACTTTGGTCACTTGCCGCAACGCCGGTGACGCTTCGATGGCCCGTTCCCCCATCCCTTCTAGTTTGCGCGCGGTTTCGGTGGCGCCATGCACCCGCACGTCCATCCATTTGGCCACTAGACGGCCACCCGGCGCGGGCGCAACCGCCCCAACGCCGTTTCGTACGACAACCGCAACGTTTGGTACGCCAGTTGGCCTTCCCCGCCCAACGACTCCTCGGGGAAGAAGGACAATTCGATCAACATGGCCGCGCGATACCCGACGCACGTTTTGGCGGCGGCGACGTGATCGGTCCACCGCGACACGTGTGCGTCGTAATCGACCGTGTCCGCCGCCAACGCCGTCCCGTCATAATCGGTGGCGTATTTGGGATCGTCCGGGTTCGGTGCCACCGGCGGCGGGTCCATCAACAACGTGATTTCCCGCGCCGCGGCATCGATCAACTGCTGCGTTTCGGTGTCGGTGGGCCGTGTGTCCGGGCCGAACGACCCTAGCTGACCGCCGCCTTTGGTGAACGTGCGTGCGTGCAACAACGCCGCCACGTCCTCCAACGTCGGTGACCAATCAACGGGGTTGGCCGGGGCGGGCATGACGGGCGGGCGGGCCGGGGAACACTGCGACAAACCCGGCCCGCCCGGTCACATGGTTACCTACCCGCCCCCGCCGCCGCGGGCGTTGATGGGCGTGGCTTTGCCTTTGCCGACCGATTTGACGTTGGTCGTTTTGTCCTTGGCGATCTCCTGCCACCGTTCGGCGTCGTCGTCGTCCAATTGCAGGATCGTTTCGGTGCCGTCGTCGTACGTGATTTTGTAATCGTCCAACGCGGTTCCCTCCTTCTACGTTGCCGACGTGATGGCGGCGAATCCCTGTGGGCGCCACACCGCCAACGCCAACCGTTCCTCAGCGCGGAACATCAATTTGTTCTCTGCGAAGAACGTGCTGTGCTGGTCGGAAATGGACATGTCGATCCCCGACCGGCGGATGACCATCGACGCCGATTGGAACGCACCCACCAACGCCACTTTGTTGGCCGCGACCTGTGCGGGCATGTTCGTGTTCAACACCACCCGCAATCCCCACAACCGGAACCCGCCGGATGCATCACCGGACACGTACCCGACCGAACCCGGCCCACCCAACAAATAGTTGCGGTTCCCGTCTTTGGCCAACGCCGCCAATTCCCACGTGGACGGGCGCATGACCACGGTGTCCGGTTCCAAATAGGAATCCCGTACCCGCATGGCGGCGTGGAACACCGATTCCACCAACGCCTGATCCGGATTGGTGCCGCCGATCGAATACGACGTCGCCGTGTTGATCCCCGACCGGTTCATGATGCCGCGCAATTCGGGGGCGGTGCCCGACCCCAACAACAACTGTCGGTCCTCCTCCATTTGCACGAACAAAATCAACCGGGCGTTTAGGTACGCGCGCAAAAACGTTTCGTCCTCCAACGCCTCATCGGTGATCGGCAACAACACCGCGATTTTGCGCACCGGTTCGTCCACGGACGCGAACGACAACGCGGCTTCCGGTTTGCTGCCGCCTTCGGCCACCGACGCCGCGCCGGTGGAGGTGATCGTCTCCGTGACGTAGCGGATGGTGTTGGACGTGGTCGTCCCCTGTGCCATCAACGGACCGATGTTCGACGGCTGGTACAGCGTTTGGATGGGGGTGGGCATGAACTGTGGCTGCGACGGGAACGCGGTCGTTTGGAACAACGCCGCTTCGATCACCGGCGTTTCACCGATGCCGCGATAGCCCGGCATCAACGAATCCAACGGCAACCGCGCCACGACGTCCTTTGATTCCCGTTCCCGAAACGCTTTCCACGCGCTCGACGCCAACCACAACGCGCCCAAATCGGACGGTCCCGCGGTGCGAGCGGTGCCGTTCGATCCGTACCCCGGCACCGGGCCGGGTTCGTCCATGAACTGCTGCAACCGTTCGAACTGGCCGTCGGCGTGCGCCTGCTCCTGCAATTCGTCGCGCCGTTCCGCCAACGCGTTCAAATCGGCCATTTTCTCCCGTACGGTTTCGGCGTCGGCGCCATCCATGCCGACCAACGTTCCGCCGTGTTTTTCCCGTAGCGACTGCACCTCATCGCGGGCGGCGTCTATGGCGTCGTCAAGTTGCCGAGCGTTTAGGGATCGAAGGTCGTCCTCCGAAATCATCATCCCTCCTTTTGTGACTAGCCGAATCGGTCGAAATCGTGTTCGTCCAATTCGTCCAACGGTGCCACCCCCGATGGGGACGGCGTGGTGCGCGCGATCATGTCGGTCAACCGTTCGTGTAATGCAACCAACGTGTCGCGTTTGGCCGTTGTCAAACGGCCTCCCTCCCGGTATTCGGCAAGCGAATCGGCGCGGGCAAGGACGGCGTCCACCGCGGCAAGCGCATCGTGGGCCTCCTCAACGAACGTACGACCTTTCAGTTCGGGTGGTTCCCGGTCCCCGTCGCGTAGGTGTCGCGCGACGTGGGCGTATACGCCGCGGCGGTCACCGTCGGGGATGTTCGCCCCACCGCGCCCGCCGTTCAACACGGCGATCACCGACGAACACGCGGTCATGTTGGCCGCAGCGCCGGGGCGCGAATGGTGCGGAAATTTGTACGACGATTTGGCGTCCGGGTCGCCGGACGAATCCACCCACGCGTGGATAGCACGCAACGACGCCGCTTCCGACGGGCAATTGCGGGTGGCGGCGGCGGCATCCCACGCCGTATCGGTGGTGGGCGTGGAATGGGACGCGATCGGACCCGCATCGACTTCCGCGCCCACGGCGGTGTGATCGGTCCACCGCGATACTGCCGACGGCGGGTTGGTGTCATTGGAGGAGGATGTGAACGAGGAGGATGTGAACCACACGCCGGGCGCAACCGCCAACGTCGGTTCCGCGGTCAACGCCCGCGCCAACGTCGCCTCCAACGGGGCGATGTCGTCCACCATCCCCAACGCGTGTCCCATCGACGCGGTCACCAACCGCCCCTCCCCGTACCCGTTCACGACCTCGTCGGCGCGCACCCCCCGGCCCGCGGCCACGTCGTTCACGAACCGGTCGTACGTTTCGTCCACCAATTCCTGTATGTGGTCGCGTGCATCGTCGGACAACGGTTCGAACGGGTTGCCTTCGGTTTTGAACCGCCCCTGTGAAATCAACGTGGTTTTGACCCCCACGTCTTCGCGTAGTTTGGACAAATCCTCGTGGGCGGCGAACACGCCGATCGATCCCACCGACCCCGACGGGGTGGCGACGATTTCGTCCGCTTGTGCCGCCAACCAATACGCGGCCGAACCCGCCAACGTGTTCACCTGCGCGGTGATGCGTTTGTCCGCACGTGCGGCACGGATTTCCGCCGCCAGTTCATGCACCATCTCGACGCGGCCACCGGGCGAATCGACGTCGATGACGATGTGGTTGACGTCCGGGTCGGCCATCGCCGCCCGTAGGGAATCGCGGAACGATTCCACCGACATGCCGCCGGACACGTCCGAAAACAACGACGCCCGCGGCATGATCACCCCGTGCAACGGCAACAACGCCACCCCGCCCGCCGTTTCCGGGTCGGATGGTTCGCGGCGCGTGCCGATGCGGGCGTTGATTTCGTCCGGAGTCATTTCCCCGCCCGCGGCGCGGATCGCCACCGTGTCGATGATCGTCGCCAACGTGGAGGGGACCAACGCCCATGGCGCCTCCGCTATCCACCGGACGATGTGACGGTACATCACGGTCACCTTCTTAGGTCACATCACGGTTGAGCCAACCGGTGCCGTTCGATTTCCGCCACCACTTCGCGGGCGATCGCGGGCGCGTCGGCGCCACCGTTGGCGGGCGGCGCGTTTTGCGTGCCGGTGGGCACCGACCCGTTGCCGAACACGGACGATCGCATCACATTGACGTTCGCTTGACGCAAAAACACCTCGTCGCGGGTGGGGTCAACGGGCAATCCCGCCGCCTTGCGCGCTTCCGACACCATTTCCCACCCGCCGTTGACGCCGATGTTGTGCCGTTGCACCATCCGGTACACGTCCTCCTGCAACACCTTGACTTTGGATAGGTCGAACCCGAACCGCCACAAAAATGGATCGGTTTCCCATTCGGGCAACAATTGCCACCGCACGTCTTCGGCCAAAATGCGTTGGTTGGGGATCACCCCGGCTTCGTACGCCGCCTGTCGCGCCTCAGAGAAGTTGGTGAACGTCGATCGTTGCAACCCAGCACCCAACCCGGCCACGATCGCGGGCACGCCCAACACCGCCGTCACGCGTTCCTCGGGAACGCGGCGCAAATCGGTCAACGCCATTTCGGTGGGGTTGAAACCAAATTGTTCGACGTTGGTTTTGGACGTCATCACCAACGGTTCGCCGCGTAGGTCACCGGCAAATTTTTCGGTGAGGTACTGCTTGGTGGCGATCGCGTCCTCCTCGGAGATGGGTTGCGCCGAATCGGGCGACACCATCACGCCGGGGACGCCCATGTTGCGCAACAACGCGGCGGTGAAATTGGCCGCTTCGTCGTCGGAGAACACTTCGCGTAGCACCGACCGCAACGGGGTCAACCCTTTGCGCGGGTTTTCCGGGTCCAACCCGTAGCGGAAATGGACGATGTCGGCGCGCTCGATCCAAAACGGCGAACCGTCCACGTAGTAGTCATATCCCGATATGTACGTTTGCCACATGGCCGTGGGATCGGCCGGTGAGGGCGGCACCGGCGGTTCCCACGTAGGGCGGATGCGTGGCGTGACCGCCCACGACGGCAACCACCACAATTCCACCGGCGCACCGCCCGACCGCGGGCGGTTTTTGTACCAATACGCGTCCCCGTTCACCAACCAATCCACCAACGTGGCCATCCAAATGGTGATCCCGGAATGGAACCCGTTGGGACGTTCCAACAACCGCAACATTTTGTGGTCGTACACGGGTTGTTCTTCACCGGTGTCGTCGCGTTGGTACAACGCCGGAGGCGCCTCGGGGAAGGTGCGCGCCATCCACAACAACGGCGCCATGACCGTGGACGACCCGGTGCCGTCCCCGACCGCGGCCACGTAGTCGTACGACGACCCGTGGTAGCCGCGGAACCCGTACTGCTCCATCGGGAACAACATTTGGGTCATGCGCCGCATCCCGTTCATGGCCGCGGTGAACGGTTGTCCGATCCACGTGAACCATTTGGTCAAACTCAAAATGCCCTCCACGACATGCGCGGTGCCGACAACCGCAATTCGGCGTACGCGGTCGAAACCACCATCGCCGCCGCCACCAACGCGTCGATCACCCGTTGTTCGTTCAACGCCGCCGCCCGCGAATGATCGCGGCGGGCGAACACCGGTTCACCCCGCGGCAAAATGCGCGCCACCGCGTTCATGGCGTGGCGGCGCAAATCCGCATCGCCGGTGTGCCGTAGTTGCCCGCCGCGTAGCAGTTCCATGAACCGCGCATACGCCACCGCTTGCAACGTCAACGCCTGTCCGTGTTCCACGATCCGGCACCCGAATTCGATTTCGGCCCATTCCGCCACGTCACGGGCATCGTGCAAATCCATCACCAACGTGTCGATCGTGTTGCGTTCGAACACAACCGACAACGCCCGTTTGACCTCGTCCAACGACAACGATTCGCCCACTTTGCGCGGCGGGGTCAACACGGTGGCGTCACCCAACACCCACGGATCGTCCGGCCGAATCCACAACGGCACGATGGCGGTGGTGTCGTATCGCCACCCGCAATCCAACCCCACCCACACCGGTTCGCCCGCGGGGATGTGTTCCCCGCCCGCGTCGGCCCATTCCACTTCCGAAATCGCCGCCGACGTCGCCCGCGTGGGTTGGTTGCACACGAACCGGCGCCAATGCCCGTCCGACACCGACCGCGCCATTTTTCGTTTCAACCGCGTTTTGGTCATGCCCCGAAACGGGTTGGCCGCGGCCACCACCTCCAAATCGTTGGTGTCGCCGTTGTCGGGCACGGCCCATTCGTGCATCACGTACCCGGCACCTTCGAACCGGGCGAACGATCCCCGCCGTTCCACCCGCGTCGCGTCGGTGCGGCGCCGTTCCCGTAGCGTTTCGAACTCCGATCCGGGTTCACCGGCCACCGAAATGACCACCAATTGGGCGTCGCGTTTATCCAATTTGCCCGCCCACGTTTCGAATAGCTCCAAATTTTTGTGCCGGTGCAACTCATCCAACACCGACAACGTGGGGATGACGCCGTCGCCGGTGTTGGCATCAGCCGCGAACACTTGCATCATGGCGTCGTTGTCGAAGTTCAACACCCGACGCACCCCGCCGTGGCACACGAGGTGCCCACCCGCGTCACGGTCCAACGACGATCGTCGCACCAAACCCGATGCTTGGCGCCACAACGTCATGGCCTGATCACGGCTCGATGCCGCGACGGGGACGTATCCCTCACCGACGTTTTCGATGTGGTACAGGCACAACGCGGCCGTCCACGTCGTTTTCCCATTCTGCTCGGGAACGATGAACCACACCTCCTGGAACCGTGGGCGCCCATGACGATCGCGGGCGAACACGTCGCGAGACACGCGCGATTGGAACGGTTGCAACACGAACGGTCGGCCGTTGTCCAACGTCAGTTGCGAGCAGTACGCGCGGAATTCGCGTAGCGAACAACCGGGTGCGACCGTTCGGACGGGCACGAACTAGTCGGCGGGTTCGTCCTCGCCGTCGCCCGTGTCGTCGGTGGGCGGCGTTTCGGGTTCGGTCGTCGGTGTTTCGCGTGGTGATGTCATGGCGTCTCCTTCGCCCGCGGTCGTCGGCCCGCGGTCGGCCGGGTCCATACACCTTTGCTGTTCGCGGATGACGGTTTTGGGGTCACGCGCTCACACCTCGAAGCGATTTTTTCG